AGAAATTGAAATGCTCAATAAAGAAGCGAGAACTTCCACCGTCCCCACCGATAACCACGAAGCAAGTCCACAATAACCACATTTACGGCTACGGTCGGCACACATACGAATACAACGAATCAGCGCCCGCACTGGACTTGCAGATCCCGCCAACACGCAGCGACTCACAGGCGTCACAGGCAGAGAGGGAAATGAAGATCATCCTCGACCTGGCACGGCAAGGCAAGACTGCTTCCCAAATTGCGGAAGAGAGCGGATACAACCGTAATCGTGTCGTACAGGTGGTAAAGAGGTTCGCGGAGTATGGCGCCAAACTGACGCCCGAAAAGCCGAAGAAGCGGAAGGTCACGCTCACAAAGACCTACAGGGAATCTAATCGCCTTGTGTGGGATGATGACGCCGTAAAGCAGTTAATCGCCCTGCACGCTGACCCGAATCTCAGTTATACGGAGATTGGCGCACGAATCGGGGTATCTAAGAACGCAGTCACCAGCAAGGTTAAGCGCCTGATAGACGAGGGCATACTTAAGCCACGCATGGAGCAGGCCCAATGGACTGACGAGGATACCGAAAAGTTGTTCCGTCTGCGGGCACAAGGCAAGACGTGGAACGAGATTGGCGACGCGCTCGGGCGGAACGGACAGGCCTGCATGATGGCACACAGGCGGGAGCAGGAAAGGAGGGCGAAGAAATGCCAAAAGGAGTAGCAGCTATTGTTTTCTTTTTCGCATGGTTGCTCTGCGGGTGCGGAGTCGAAACCATGCTCGACAGCCCAGCAAGCGGGGCGGTGACACTGATTGCGGTGGTTGTGCTGATAGCATGCGCGAATGTGCTGAACCGCAAGGATGACAAATAAAATAGGCGCCACAGGGAAGGACAAGTTCCCACGGACGCCACGAAACATATAAACGTTTACAGGAGGATTATATCATGTCTGAAATCAAAACACCATTGGAGCTTTCCAATCACATCAAGGACCGCTCGGCGAAACTGTTCGAGGTCCGTCGCATCGCAAAGGCGCTCGGCGACATCGCCGACGGCACCGAAACCAACACTCTGCGGACAATCGTCCGCTCCGTATCCTTATCACTCAATGACCTTGCATCGGAGAACTCAGACAACTACTGGGACATCTGCAAACTGATCGACATGCTCGAGAAGGGCGTGCTGGAAGAGACGGCAGATGTGGAAGAGGATTTGCCGTTCGTGACACCCGACGAAGGCGGTGATTCCGAATGAGTTACCGCAGTGACGACCCGCTCGCCGATTTTGAGCGCTACGACCGCGAAGAAGCTGACGAAGAAGATTTCCTTCCGCACTGCTCATTATGTGGGGCGGTCATTAATGGCGACTACTACCATCACGTTTACATTCGTGGTCTCGATTACATCCTCTGCGATGACTGTCTCGAACAGGATCCTGTTGACGATTACTACAACGCTAAGAAATACGGATATTGAAAGGAGAATACATGAGTAAGGTTATTGGAGAGGTTTGGAAACCTATTCCGAATTACGAAGGCTTTTACGAAGCCAGCAATACTGGCAAGGTAAGAAGCATATACCGCTATAAGCGTATTCTCAAACCAATGATTTCAAACACTGGATATGAACGAGTTGACCTTTTTAAAAACAAGAGCAGAAAACAATTTTCTGTTCATAGGTTAGTCGCTATGACATTTGTCAATAATCCAGATGCAAAACCTTTTGTAAACCACAGGGACGAGAATAAGCTGAATAATTCTGCGGACAATCTCGAATGGGTTTCACATGTTGAGAACTGCCGATACGGTACGGCAATCGTACGAAGAACAGAACATTTTGATTATGGGCATCGCAAAATCAACAATGCAAATCAGATTAAGGTCTGCTCTAAGCCCATCAAGCAGTATACGAAAAATGGCAGTTTCGTAAGAGAATGGGCAAGCGCTTCCGAATGCAACAGAGAGACAGGAATCGGAATTTCTGCAATTAGAGAAGTTGTTAAAGGCAAGCGCAAATCCGCAGGTGGATATGTATTTAGAGAGGGGGAGTGACTTATTTCTAAGGTTATTGGAGTTATGGGAGAGAGCGGGTCCGGTAAGACAACCGCAATGCGCAATCTTCCGTCAAAAGAGACGTTCTACATCGACTGCGACAAAAAGGGCCTCAACTGGAAAGGCTGGAAAAAGGCATACAACGTCGAGAACAAAAACTACTGGTCAACGGACAGTTTCTCCGTCGTTTCCAGTCTCATGGACAAGGTAGACAAGCAGGAAAACTTCCAGCACATCAAATATCTGGTCATCGACACGCTCAACGGCCTCATGGTAGCGGAAGAGATGCGGATCCTCGCCATGCAGAGCGGAGACAAGCGGAGCGCATGGAGCGACCTGGCGCAGAATGGATGGGCGCTGATCAACAAGGCGCTGACTCTCAGAGACGATCTGACGGTCATTATCCTTTGCCATTCCGAGACCATTTCCGACGATAACGGCATCATCAAGACGCGGATCAAGACCAACGGACGGAAGCTCGAGAAGTTGGTGCTGGAATCCAAGATGACAACGGTCATTTGGTCAGTGCGTCAGGACGGCAAATATAAGTTTATCCTGAGCGCTGATGGGAGCACCTGCAAGGTGCCCATGGGAAGCTTCGATACGGACGAGTGCGACAACGACATTATGCTCGTGATTAAGGCATTGGAGGATTACTGATGGCGGCGGAATGGCAATCATTAGAGGATTATTACAAAACGCCCACATGGGCGAAGAAGCGAAGCGAACGTCTCAAAATCGACGGATACAGGTGCGCACGGTGCGGATTCACAAGGGCGCTTGAAGTCCATCACATTAATTATACAAGATTTGGACAGGAAGACGTTTCCAGAGACTTGATCACATTATGTAAAAAGTGCCACAAGGAAATAGAAGCACAGAAAAAAGAAGTGAATCCGATTGCGAGAGTCGAACATCATTCTGCTTATCTTGCTGGGAAGATACGGTATCACGGCTGGCGGGATAGTTTTTATTATTGCAGTTTTTATGAGCAAATGCCGCCTAACGAATTAGCAGAACGATGTGAAAACGTAAGCAACGAGCTAACGGTCACGGGCCCGTTTTTCATTAGTTGCGACCATGGATGTTATCACGGAGACGGGAAACATGGAGTCGGCGCAGTAGGCTCCATTCATTCTGATGAAGAATGGGGCGGTTGTATGGGAAATTACTTTTCCAGAGACGACGTGCTTAGTATTTGCAAAAGGCAAATCGATAGGGCAGAGATTGTATTTGCATATATTGACGAAGGCGATTGCTACGGAACACTTGCCGAAATCGGATATGCACATGCGATAGGCAAGGATATAACGATTGTTTTCAGTAACGACAGATTAAAGGCCGATATGTGGTTTGTCGACAAGATGCAACGACACTCTGGCAACATCTCAAGCAGATGGATAAACGAACAATTAATATCAAAACTCAAAATTAAGGAGGATTAACCATGTTACCCAAATACGACAAATCCAAACGCAAATCCAACACTTTCGAGCAGCTTCCTAAAGGTGCTTACGTAATCAAAATCATGGGCGCTAAAGAGGACCAGTGGCCGAGCGGGGATAAGGTGCTCAAGATCGCCTTCGACATCGCAGAGGGCAAATACAAGGACTTCTATCAGGCAATGTTCGAGCGCAACACCAACGAAGACAAGCAGTGGCCCTATGATGCGGTGTTTAATCTGAACGTCCCGGCTGACAACTCACAGCCCTACGTCTGGGACAACTGGAACACATTTTTCGCAGACCTCGAGGACTCCAACAGCGGATTTATCTTCGACGGCGACCTCAAGAAACTCAAGGGCAAAGTCATCGGCGGGAAGTTCCACAACAAGCAGACCGCAAAAAACGGCAACGTATACGACCACATCGTCATGAAATGGTCCTGCGTGGCTGATGATGTCCGCAATGGCAAGGCGGGTAAACTTCCGAACGACAAACTGGTGACTGGATCCAGCGCGTCCTCTGCCCCTAAGACTTCCGGTGATTCTATGGATGGCTTCCTTAACATCCCCGACGGCTATGATGAGGAATTGCCATTTTGAGGTGTGAGATATGAGAGGTGCAAAATTAGGCAACAAATACCATTATAAGCACGGCAAAGAACCGAAGCGCTTATATAACATTTGGAAATCGATGCGTCAAAGATGCAATAACCCAAACGCCACTAGCTATCCGCGATATGGCGCTAGAGGAATCACGGTCTGCAGTGATTGGGATGATTTCGCAATATTTAGAGAATGGGCAATTCATAACGGATATAGCGCAACGCTTACAATCGACCGCATTAATAACAGTGGGAATTACGAACCTAATAACTGCCGTTGGGTTTCCTACGAAACGCAAAACAATAATCGAAGAGATAACAGGATTTTAGAGTGCAATGGCGAAAAGCGCACGATGGCCGAATGGTCGAAAATTACTGGAATCAGCGAAAACACTATCTATGCAAGGCTCAAGCGTGGATGGACAAGCGAACAGGCTATTTTGAGCCCAGTGGTCTAAGCTATGGACCACTTCGAGGTAACGGAAGCGCTCAACACGTTCCAAATCCTCGTCGACAACCGTGAGCAGGCTACTCCGAAGGCAGTCGAAAGATATAAGTCCTTCGGGGTTCCCTACAAGCGGGCAACGCTGAACTATGGAGATTACTGCGGAATGATAACAATTAATGGTTCCGATACCTACGACACCGCTAAGGCTGTAAAGCCCACATGTGTGATAGAACGGAAAATGTCACTGGATGAACTGGCAATGTGTTTCACTCGCGGGCGTGACCGCTTCCGGAGAGAAATGGAGCGGGCCACTGCCAGCGGTTCCGTAATCTATCTACTTGTGGAAAATGCCACATACGAAGGAATCATTAACCACAGATACAAAAGCAGATACAATCCGTCAGCGTTCCTGGCATCGCTCACAGCGTGGACGGTCCGATACAATCTCAGACCGATATTCTGCAAGGCAAGCACAAGCGGACAGGTCATAAAAGAGATTCTGTATCGAGATATGAAAGAGAGGCTAGAGCGGGGTGAGTACGGATAAGGGATATATAAAACTGTATAGGGATATTCGGAGTCACTGGATATGGAGCGATCCAGACTATCTGAGAGCATGGGTGGACCTGCTAATGATGGTGAATCACGAGGACAGACAGGTACTCTTCAATAAGAACCTAATCACAGTCAAGCGCGGATCACGCATAACAAGTATTCGTAAATTGGCTGAAAGATGGGGATGGAGCAGGGGCCGCGTTTCTCGCTTCCTAGACATGCTAGAACAGGACCACATGATAGCCACTAGACGGACCACCAAAAAAACCTTAATAAACGTGATAAACTACGGCTTTTATCAGTCTGAAAAGTCTAAGCGCGGGCCACGTATGAGGCCACAGACAGAGCCACAGACAGAGCCACAGACAGAGCCACAGACAGAGCACAAACAATACATTAAAGAATACATTAAAGAAAGCATTAAAGAAGAAGGGGCTGCGCCCACTTTTTCAGAGAATGACGACACGGACGAAGAGGAAGGATGGGGCTACGATTGAGCATATACGAATTTGATCCCGATGACGCCAGACGCTTCGGACAGGAACAGCACATTAAGTATCAGCAGAGGGGCGATGAGTTGCAGTTCAAATATTGCCCCTACTGCAAGAACAGAACAGACGACAAAAACACGTTTGCTATTAATCTCCGCACTGGACAGTTTAAGTGCCTGAGAGCCTCATGCGGGGCGAAGGGCAATATGATCACGCTAGCAAGGGACTTCAATTTTTCGCTCGGTAATGACTTCGATGAGTATTTTAACAGGCGGAAGAAGTACAGAGACCTGAGCCGGTATCCGCGCCCGATCGTAAGACCGCCCGCAGTTGAGTACATGGAGAGCAGAGGCATCTCAGCATCTGTTACGGAGAGATACGGAATAACCACCCAGAAAGAACACGACAACATCCTTGTTTTCCCGTTCTTTGATGAGTTTGGAAAAATGCAGTTCATCAAGTACCGGAAGACGGACTTCGACAAGGACAAGGACCGCAACAAGGAATGGAGCGAGAAGGACTGCAAACCGATTCTGTTTGGAATGGATCACTGCAACGCCGAAGAGAGCAAAGTGCTAGTTCTTACGGAAGGGCAAATTGACAGCCTGAGTGTTACAGAAGCATTTGATGGAGAGGTTAATGCCGTCAGCGTTCCTACAGGTGCAAAGGGCTTCACATGGGTGCCGTACTGCTGGGACTTCATGAGCCAGTACAAGACGCTGATAGTATTCGGAGACCATGAGAACGGCCATATCACCCTACTGGAAGAGATGCAAAAGCGCTTTAACGGCGTTATAAAGCACGTTCGACCGGAAGACTACCAAGACTGCAAGGACGCCAACGAACTGCTCATACGGCACGGAAAACAGGCTGTAATCGATGCGGTAAATCAAGCCGTCATAGTCAAGAACAAGCGAATCAAGAAACTGAGCGAAGTCCAGTCAAAGAACATGGCGCAGGTGCCAGGAATCAATACCGGTATCGCCCAACTCGACAAAATGCTCGGCGGGTTCTATTTCGGACAGTTGATAATCCTTACTGGCGAAAGAGGTCTCGGCAAATCCACATTAGGCTCACAGTTTATCGTGAACGCTATCGATCAGGGCGTGAACACGTTCTGTTATTCGGGCGAATTACTCGACTGGATGTTTCAGAGTTGGTTAGACAGGCAGTGTGCAGGACGCGAGTACATCAACGTAACTACAGGCCCGCGCGGAGAGGATGTCTATCTGATAGACGGCGCAGCGCTCGAGATGATTCATGACTGGTACGACGAACTCTGCTACATCTATGACAACTCAGTCGTCGATTCGGACGAAGACGAAAACGAGACTATTCTGGAAACGATCGAGACGGCGGTCAAGCAATACGGTTGCCGGATGCTGATGATTGATAATCTGATGACCGCAATTGAGGATGATTTGAGTTCAGATTTGTACAGACAGCAGTCAGCGTTCGTGCGGTCACTTGCGGAAATGGCAAAGCGGTACGACGTGATTATCATCCTGATTGTCCACCCGCGCAAACGGACAGGACTCAAGTTTGACAATGATGAAGTCGCTGGTAGTTCTAATATCACGAATTTGGCGGATGTGGTGATGAACTACGCGAAGCCGAAAGAAGATGATGAGATGCGTCCGGACAGGATCCTGCAAGTGACTAAGAACAGATTGAACGGAATGACCGATTATAGTGGTATTCCGCTGTGGTATGACACGCCGAGTAAACGGATATTGGAAGCCAGGGGCATGAACCGCGAGAGATTTGGTTGGAACATTGAGGACGGCTTCCTGCAAGTGCCCGACATGGGAGAGGAAGTAGAAATTGAGTTTTAACAAAAGATACACAGTAATCTCCGCCCCGTCGCCATCTGGTCCCGAATACCGCATATATGACCGCATTAATGAGTGCAGTATCGAAGGCGGATTCGATACCCAGAAGTGGGCGGAAGCAGTGGCGGAGATGATGAAAAACAAATATAGGAGT